GGAAAGCGTGGCTCCGGAAATCTTCGACTACAACCCCGACGAGCTTGTTCCCAGCCACATGCCCGATGAGTTGATCAAGGGGATGTTTCCCGACGCGCCTTCGGTGTACTCGTCGCTCGACCGGGCACGCTGGTTCGCGAAAAACATCCGTCTCACTTCGATTCCCTCGACGCTGCTGAAGATCACCCAGATGCAGCGCCAGTTGACCATGCTGCAACTGAAGCGCGGCGGCGCTCCGATCTCATGGCTGACGGTGTTCCGCAACATGGACATCACCAACCCGGAGAAGGAAATCGAAGACAGCTTCAAGGAGCAGTCGAAGCTGGAAATGATGAAGATACTTTCCCAGCTTGACCTGATGAAGAAGCTCAAGGACATGGGCATCGATCCGCAGCAACTGATGGGCGGCGGCGATCAGCAGGGTGGCGGGGGAGGCAAGGGCGGAGGAGGCGGCAAAGGTGGAGGCGGCGGGCAGCAGGGAAGACCGCCCAGCGGACAGAAAGGCCCGCGCATCGCGCAGAAGGGCGCACAAGGCGGAGAGCCACGCAGCGTGGTGAAGGAGAGCTAGGACGATGACGATCAGAATTAAATCGCAGAGAGACTATCTGCTGACCGAGGCCAATGTTGAGTTGCCCTGCGACCTTGTCGAGGTCCACAAGTTGATGCAGGAAGCGGGAGCCAGCGGGCGCGTCGTCGCGCAATACAGCGAGGGCGGCTTGCTCGGCGTTCATCTGGAACAGAAGAGCCACATACGCGAGGGCGTTGCGGATCAGGTGCGCAAGCTTACCGGCGTGACCTCCAAGGAAATTAACGGCCATTACAAAGCGGGCACGCGGGGGTAATTCCATACTTTTGGGAGTATTTCTCCCACCGTGGAGATGGATCGAGGATTCTTTTAAAAAGTTCTCTTGACTCGCGAGATTAGTTGGGCTTAGTTTCGTATGCAGATTTAAACCGAGATACAGACTCCCCAATCTGGTATTGGGAATAGGTCATGGCTCTGGCGAAACGCTGGGGCCGTTTTCATTTTTGGACCTAGCCCAACCGAGAGAAAAGGAGAGTCTGTCATGGCAAGACGCCGTAAACATTCAGCAGCCGTGGCCCATATCAAGAAGGGCCGCAAGCGTCGTCACCACAAGGGTGGCGGCAAGAAGTCGGCCATCAAGGCGTAACGGTAGCCCACGGGAGTAATTGCCATGGGCACTATGCCGACGCCCAGTCCGGATCAAGGCCAAGGGGCCGCTCCTCCCAGTCAAATGGGCGGCGGCGGCTCCCCTCCCGATCAGGGAGGCCAGCAGCCGCCCCCCGATCAGGGACAGCCCCCGCAGTCGTCGTTCCAAGCTCCCGCGAACCCTCTCCAAATCCTGCTCGCGAAATGGTCCAAGGTGGCCGAACAAATGGCCGCTGCCGATCCGCGACTGGCTTCAGGTGCGCAGAAGGTCCGCGACGGCATCCGGGAAATGCAGACAGCCATGATCACGCCGCAACAGCCGACCCCCATGGATCAGCAACCGAAGTACTGATCCCTAACCGATGCTTCCGGGAGAGAAGAAAACCATGCCGACAGTAGAAGAGGTTTTGAGGGAAAGCGGATTCACCGATGTCCAGATCAAGGCTCTGGACCCGAAGGCTATCACTGCCTTCGGCGGCGTGCTGAGCACAGCCGAGCGGGAGCGGCACGAGGCCACCAAAGCCCGCGAGGCGGCGGAGCTTGCGCAGCGCTCCAATGTTGATTTCTACGAGAACAAGATCGCGCCATCGCTGGCCAACTGGGAAGAAGAGAAGCAGAAGATCGAGAACGAGCGTGCGCGGGCGGCGGCGGAGGCCGCGTTCTACCGCACGCAGGCCGAGGAGGCCAAGAAGGGCGGCTTTATCGCCACCGATGCGCCGGGATTCGACGCCACCAAGTTTGCCAATGCCAATCCCAATCAGCCCCGCGACGGACAGGGCCGCTACGTGGCCGGTGCCGGACCCACGCCCGGTTCTCCGGGCTTCGACGTGAACACCGTGTATCAGCGTGCCGGGGATGCGGTCGGCCTGATCGCCGACATCCAGTGGGAGCACGAGAGATTGTTCGGCTCCAAGATGCCCATCTCGCCGACGGAATTAATTCGTCAGGCCGACAGCGTGAAGCTCGATCCCCGCACCTACGCGGCGCGGACCTTCAACTGGGACACCCGGCGTCAGCAGATGAGCGAAGAGGAAGCCAAGAAGCACGACGATGTGATTCGCGCCGAAGCGAACGCGCCCTTGGAGCAGAAGCTCAAGGAGCAGGAAGCCGAATTCAAGAAAAAACTGGACGAGAGGGACCGGCAGTGGGCCGAACGCATTGGCTCGAATCCGGACATCCGCCGCCCCGTGGACAGCAAGTTCGCAGACGTAACTCGTGGCGTTAAGGACGGCACGATTCCCGATCCGCTGATGATGACCGATCAGCAGCGCAGGGCACTTACTTCCTCGATGATCCGCAAGGACATCGCGGAGTTAACGACCCAGTAACTGGCACAACGTTTGAGTAACGACGACACCATAGGAGACCTCAGCCATGCCGACCGATCCCCTGTATAACGAGATAGATGCGTCGAACCTAGAGTCAGTGCGACGCAATGTCGTTTTCAACAATTTATTCGTGGGGACACCCTTTCAGGCGAAGTTGCGTCGCGCTGGCGTGTGGGATGAGTTCCTTGGCGGCGCGGGCATGATGGAAGGGGTCCTGTACGGGCGCACGCAGGGCGCGGCGGTGAATCCCGGCCAGACCATCACTGTCACCCGGCAGCAGATCAACAGCGGAATTAAATTCCTGCCCAAGGCATATGCCTGCTGGTATCCGCTCGACGACTGGGAAATGGACGACGGTTCCGGCACCGGCGGGGTGATCAACTCCGGTCCCTCCAAGATCGTGGACGAGTACCAGCTATACATGGAGAATCTCGTCCTGACCATGAACACCATGCAGGAGATGGACTCCTTCCGCCATGGTCAGGCGGCATCGGCCACGGTGAACGACAATCGCACCAAGACCATCAACGGTCTGGACGAGGCCCTGAATAACGGTATCGACCCGTCGATCTACGGCAACGTCTACAAGTCCTATGGCGGGCAGCAGCGCAACGGCAATGTGGGCGTGGCGCTGAACTCGACGCCGGTCTACTGCGGCACGGCTGCGGGCGGCACCGGGCAGATCGACTTCGCGGTTCTGATGCAACTCTGGTCGCAATGCAAGGTGACCGGCGGCTCGCCCAGCTTGGGCATCACCAACGTGTTCGGCTTCAAGGCCGTCGCCATTGCCTTGGACGCGCAGCGCCGCGATGTTTCGAACACCAAGCACGACATCAAGTGGGACGGTCTGAACTTCAACGGCGTCGACATCTACGCCGATCCCCTTGCCCCCTCGGCGCAGGCCCAGAACTACATCGCGCTGGGCGCGGGGGCGGGCGGCGGGCAGGGCAATGCCAGTCTGGTAGACGGCGTGGGGTCGAGCACCACCACGCAGTCGTTCGTGACGCCGCAGTTCACCAATCCCCAGACCGGTGCGCCCGTGCCGGTATCGCCTACCGGATCGGGACTGCCGTCCAACACGACGATTCAGCCCGGTGAGGTTCTTTACTTCCTTGAGCCGGAATCGTTCAAGATCAGGCCCACGAACAAGAAGGGCTGGAACTTCGGACTGCGCCGCGCTCCCATGCCGAACAACGTCAGCATCGATGCGCTGTTCATGCGGCTGGGAATCAATCTCTACAACGTACAGCCCCGTCATAACGGCTACGCGTTCAGCTTCAGCAGCTAAGGACCATCGGTAAGAACTTTTTAAGGAGATTTGTCTATGCCGCAGCAACAGATACTTCCGACTTGGCTGGCGATCAACAACGCCAACTTTGCGACCCCGTCCGGGATTCAGGACTTGCGCACAGGACAAGATTTTCCTGCCGGTGGGCTGGGCGCTGGCGACTATTTCGATACCACGGAGCAAGAGGCTAATAATGCTTCGGCCCTGAGTGTCGGCCTGCTGCACCATGGCCGCTACCGCATGGTCAACGTCGATTCCGGCGCGACCGCCGCCAACGTCAAGACCGGCACCATCGGCTTCCTTCGTTCCGGTTTGGTCGTACAGGGCGCGGTGGCCACCACGGCGGGAACGGGTGGGGCGGCGGGCACATACAGCGTGCCGGTTCCACTCAACTCGGGCAATGGCAACGGCGCGGTTCTGTCGATCACCATCGCCCCGGCTGGCGGCATCTCCAATATCAGCGTGGCGCAGGGCGGCATGGGTTACACGGTTGCGCCGACCATTACCAACGCCCAGATCGCGGCGGTGATCGCCGGTCTGACCGGTTCGGTGGTGGTGTTGCAGTTGAGTTCTTCGCCCAACCGGGTGACCAGCG